TTTTATTACCTGTTTTCATAATATTTCCTTATTTAATAAATAATAATCTTGTTTTCTTTGCAGTACGTGCTGATTTTTTAAAAGCATCAGCAGTAGGTGCGCCAGCTTCACCTGGCTTTCTCATCTTCTCTCCAGATCCTTCTGCTATTCTTTTACGTTTAGCATGGATGTTAGCGTATAAACCTTTTCTTACCGCCATCTTTCTTCTCCACCCATTGCTGTATATCCTGCTGCTATGTTTTCTTTAGCAGTATATGCTTTCTCAGAATACTGAGGTGGTCTTAAATAATCAGGGACCAATCTATATTCTTCAGGTACATCCCTCCAAGATATTAATTGATTTTTACCATTTGCTTTTGTTGGCGTTGTTGCAGTAGCAGTAGCAGGTGCTAACTTCCTTGGTGTTGGGAAAGCATACTTGCCAAATAACATTCTAATACCGCCACGCCTTTTAACTTGACCACGATAAAATAATTGTCTCCTTGCTTCTGTTTCTAAATCTGCTGCAAGTTGTGCTGTACTATCTAAAACATCTTCTATTGTGCCTGGGCTTGGAGGTTCTTTACCGACAGGATCTACAGTAAAATCTGGTTCAGTTGGACTTGGTGTATATCTTGATGGTGTACCTACTCCAGTTTGAGATGCAATATTAGATACCACTTGAGATATGCGATCATCAATAGGTAATATTGATTTACCTGGTACAAAAGAAACATCTGCCGCTATATCTTTTTCAATTTTAGCAATACCTTCATCCAGATATTTAGCAGGAGTTTTAACAACTTGTGTTTTATTTAAACGATCTCCTGGTCCCATATCTGGTAAAGATGGTGCCATGTCTGCACCAAATATTTCTTTACGATTTATAAGAAATGGCGTTTGTCTTGGTGGTATGAGTGGCACTTGGTTTGCAACAGTTTTAACAACTGGTTTGGTTTTAACAACTGGTTTTTTAGTTATTGGTGCTTGTGGTATTTTTTGTATATCTTTAGCTTTTTGTTGTTGCTCATTTGTTGTTATCAGTGGTGTTCCACGTGAAACAGTAGGAGTAGGCGCAGGCTTACTGCTTGTCCATTCTCTAACTGATTGAATATAATCTAAACCTGAATCAAAGTTAGCTCTGACTGGTCGTTTAGTTTCCCATTGTAGTAATTGATTTTTAGGTACAGCCAATTAATTTTTCCTATTTACAGTTCGGGCTAACATGAAGTAATCATTTCCTTCTGGTCCATAATTCTTCAAGGTACCCTCTATTTCAAAACCAATACTCTTGACAAAGCAAAGAGTTCTCTCATTGGGTACTGTAACCTGAATCTGTAAACGGTTCAAGCTAAAATCTTTTATAATGATATCAATAAGTTCTGATATTTTACTCATGTGCGATATCAGAAACATATCATCATTGTCTGATGGCATCATCCATAACTCACCTACACCCTGCCATAATAGCTGAACGCCAAAGCAACAGAGTATATCTCCATCAGATATGTAGGTATATGATAGCCCATCATGGTTAAAGTTTGTTTTATAATAGCCTTTGGCCAGGCTTTCTATGTATCGGCTCTCGTATTGCGCAATGTTTACGTTTTCTAAATGTCTTTCTCTAAAGGGTAGGATTTGGAAGTCAGGATGAATTACAGTATTTTTTAATATTTCCATTATATAATCTCAAAGTCAGTATCCGCAGTAAACATACCACCAGATGATTGATAAGATCCTCTGCGTAATCGTCTTTGTTCACCGCCACCTAACATGAGATAACCAAAAGCATCGCCTACGTGAGAATGTTCGTTCTTAACGGGTTGGTCTTTAAAACGTTCTTGTCCAGCACCCAGGCTTTGTCGTTTAAAAAAGTAACCGCCAGATAATGATTTTCTCAGTCGCAAACATTTCTTGTCAACTACTAATCCAGGTTTACCATTAACTAATCGGTTCATGGGGCTGGCACCTGCTTCACGCCTAACTTGGAAAGCGTTACTGTCAGTAGGTTGTGCCTTAAATCCCAGGGATCGTAGATGATCAAATGCGGTAACCTCATAGATTTCATCTCGTTTATTACCCGCAGGATCGCCCCACATTAAAATTTCTTGTTTATTATATTTCTGCGCAATGATGCTTAGTAACTCCTGACCAAACCGTTCAAGTCCCATATCAAAGGTAACCAGTTCATCCAAGATCTTCCATGCGCCACTGGCAGTACGTTGACCAAAGATAGCCGCAGGCGTTAAACCAAAGTCAACACCAATCTGTACCGGGTAGTAAGGATCAACATCACAATTACCTGACATCAGTTCATCATCGTATTCGGGCCACACAGGTCTACCTTCCTGCACAAATGTATATTTGCCTTCTGCGTAGCACCGAATCCAATCTGCATTTTTACCTCCCAGTAATTGCTGGTAATAACCTGGAGGTAAGTTGTTTCTGTTTTCTGCGTTTTGATTTATCTTCCACCATTTACCACCACTGAATTGATAACCATTAGCTTCAGGGTGATCAGGTATTTCATCAGAGGTAGCAGGTAACACGCCACCGGGTTGTCTAAAGAATTGCCAAGCAAACTCACCTTTGATCGGTTCTTTTTCTGCCAAGGTATGCCACCAATGATCGGAATCAGGTGGGTTAGTATCCATCCATATCCCATACCATGTCGGTCCACCATCAGCTTTAGTAGGATATCTTCCTACCCTGTGAGTTAAACCATCTATCACAGCTTTAGGTAACTCTCTGGCTTCATTACACCAGGCCCCTGTTACTTCCAGGGATAATAGTTTTCTTACGGACTGGGGGGTATCGAGAGCTAGGAATATAACTTCGCAATCTATTCCAGCAGCATCACCCCTGCTAGGAAGTTTAAGATGATGGGTGATTGGTGGTTGCCATCTCATACCACCCCAGGTTGATTCAGGGAATAACTCTTGCCAGGTTTTTATGGTGGTGGTTCTCAGTTCGGGGTAAGTATTACGTACTACCACGAAACGAGTGTACCGTATTCCATCTCTGGGCGATGGCTTTTGTTTGACTGCACGTAACATAATCTCAGCAGCACAGCCATAAGATTTACCACTACCTACGGGTCCCATAAGACCACGTACAAAACTTTCAGAGTTTAGAAATTTCCAAACCGTTGGGCTTTCAGAGAAGTCAAGGTTTAGACTTGGAACTTCTGTAGGCATACAATTTATTTTTAATATATTGTTCTAATGTAAAGTTTAAAGGTGATGTACCATCAAGCTGTTTTGACAGCCAGGTTGCATCTTTTTTCATGTAGCCTAGTATTTCTCTAATCGGTATCTTGGCTTCCAGTATCGCTTTGTTCAGATCCACTACTCTCGGATCCGTAATCCTGTTCAATTTCATAAGTTGTTGTCGGCCCTTTCATGTTAATCCCAACAATGCTGGGTTTATCTTCGTTCTTTTCTACATCCAACATACCTGATGCTTTAGCCAAAACTCTCAGTACAGCCACCTTATCAAACATCTCAATGGTTACCCCATCTTTAGTTGCGCTGATACGTTTAATAGCTCTTAAAGCGTGTTCAGGTATTTGGTCTAATGGTTTAACACTTCCATCTAAATTAACAATATCTGTAATGTTTGCGGTACCCAAACTAAGTAATTCGGCAGCGACAGCTTCTTTATGCTGATGTAACGTCTCGGATCTACCAATCCTGCGTTGCACCATACGTACACCACCGAATCTACCTAGTGGGGGAATCTTTGTACTGGATCTAGCCATGTACTAGTTATACCACAATTAGAATGGAATATCGTCCTCAAAAGGATCTGACTCTTGCGGTGAAGCAACAGGCTTCGGTGCAGGTTTACCTTGATCTAATTTAAACTTTGCAACTGGGCGATTAGCTGGATCGTCTTTGCCACGTCTCCAACCTACAAACTTATAATCTACACCGTCAATATTAACTGTAGCATTAAAGTCAGGTTGCTCTGGTTTCTCTTTGTATTTGTTTTCCCAAATAACGATTTGATTAGTGTTGTCGTATGTTTCAGGCATTTGATCTCCTTCCTAGTTGAAAACGATATCTTAACACTGTTTATGAAAAAACGGGAAAATATTTTTGTGGGGGGGAGTGATGATTAAACGATGGGGTAGGGGGCAAGGGGTCTCTTTTTTTAGGCTCATCTTGATTAAGCTTTAAATTTGTTGGCTAACTCTTTGATTTTCTTATTGATAGCCGGGGCCTGGCTTTTATTTATGGCTTTCGCTATGGGTTCTTTAAAGTAACCTATTGAATAGGCTATGGGTCTTCTATGTTCTCTACAATATTTAAGATGTTTATCTAGGATATTAAGCCAATCTATTTGAGTTAATCCATTGGCAATATGATTGCTCATGATCTCAATATCTTTTAGTGAGTATGTTCTGACTTGTCCTAAACTTTGTCCCAAGTTTTTAAACTGTTCTAAAAATTTAACAACAATTCTCTTTTCAGGTTTCACTATATTATTAATATATATATTGTTAATGTGGTGTTCTGTGCAACTTCTAGGGGTTTCACCTCGCGCAACCTCTGGAGGTTTCACCTGGTACCTATCACCTGCAACCTCTGTGGGTTTCATCTGTTCCCCCTGGACGACTTTATTTTCGATATGTTCCATCTGTTGCCAGACAGGTAAATTAGAATAGGCATCATCCTCGGTCTTAATATCTTCATCATAAATAATTTTTATGGAATTGGTTTTTTGGTCTTTGTATCTCTTTTTGGCGTACACCCAATAGCCATACTTTTTTAGCGCTGCCAGAGTTTTATTTATAAATTGTCTTGATGCCCCATAATCAAGGGCCAGGCGCTCTTGTGATACCCAAGTGACGCCCGTCCTATCACAATAAGAACATATAAATAATAAGAGTTTTAATTCGCTCGGCTTTAATCTATCGTCTTTAAGACATCTAATAGGCGCAATAACATAATGCCTGAGATCCTTATTTTTAACAGGTTTAAATTCCATTAGTTATAAATAGTTTGCATTCATAGATTATTAATGTTTATAATTAGATATCATTTTAAGAATGATTACCAAAAGATAATTTATTACTAACGGAGGAAACAATGACAATTAAAGAATGGATCAGAGAAAACTTAGATTCAGATGAAATAACCAACATCGTGGATCATGGTTGTATAAGTGGGGCGTGCAGTCCTTTAATTTATTATACGGACACCATTGAATTTTATGACAATCACCGCGTAGAAATATGGGAACTGTTAGAACAAGAAAGCATCAACCATGGTTACAAGAATGTAATAGAGTTTTTAGGTTCTTGGGGAGATTACGGAAAGCATATTTTTACTGATGTAACTTTTAAAAATGCTTTAGCGTGGTGGTCAGTTGAACAAGTATGTTATGAATTAACATTATCAGAGATGGTGGCATAATGGACGACCTTATAAACACTTACCTTAAATTTATTAAGGAAAATAATTTGCCCTTGCTATGCGCTCAAGATTTATTACAAGGCAATCACGATACACAGCTAACTGCGAGCCAATTTGTTTGGCTCATAGACTTTGTTAAACAATGGGAGGAGGTAGCGCAATGAAGTGGTCAGATTATTATAAACATTTAGACATCCCTAAAGATTGGGAAAATATATCTTATAGCAATGATGAGTTACCTAGCTTTAGTTGTAATGGCTATACGATATGGATTAATTCACCCTTACTAAAGGAAAGGCAAGAAAATTACTTGCGTATTGGGTTCAAAGATCTATCTGATTATGAAGATTATATCTTCGCAGTAACCTACACAAGAGACTATGCAGAAGTAGGAAACGATTTATTAATATCATCTAACTTCGATGAGGTTGTATCGTTTGTAAATAAGCCTACCCTATATGGATTAATTGGAGTGTTAGAGGAATACTTTAACTATCAATTACCCTTTAGGGATTGGCAAGATAAACAAGTCATTAAATTTATTAAGGATTTATTGAAAGGCAAGACGGAATATTATTTGGATAATAATTTCCCTAGAGAAACATTCATTAGCTTTATTGAGGAGGTAGCGTAATGAACCATCAAAATAAAAATAGATTTATAGATGAACCCGTTGAACCCTTATGGGTTTCAATACTTGCTGGGATTGCTGGCTTTGCCTTATGGGTAGGCTTCGCAATTCTAGGCTGGCTTTTACTACCAATCGTAGGAGGATAACAATGAAAAAAGATAATTGGTACAAAGAATATTACAAACAATTTTTAGGCTATAAAATTATTAGCTTTAAGCTTGATAATGAAGGCAAACAATTTGGATGCAAACCTTTCCCAACATTCATCATTGAAAAAGGAAAGGAGAAAATTAAACTCACTGTTAGCTGTGATCCTGAGGGTAACGATGCTGGCTTTTTACATTGTCAATTATTGGAGGATAGATAATGCAATTAGACAATGAACAAATAAACAAAAATATACGCTCAATTATTTCTATTGTTGACACTAGGAACGATGACACCGATGAACAATACGATAATTGGTGGGGTGGAAAAATGGACGATTGTTTTTTAATAAATTATATGTTCGAGTTAGTAGAAGAAATCATGACTGAAAAAGAACACAATGATTTTTCTGAGTGGTGTCTTAAAGCTACGTCAGATGAGATCTTAAATTATATTGAACAATTTATGGAGGGTAATTAATGGAAGACAAAATCTATGAGGTGAATGATAAAGAATTATTTGCTGGTAGTGGCATCATGTGGCACATGACTATTGATCCGAATAAGGATGATACACACTTTCCAAATGATCCCATCGTAAGATTTTATGACACAAGTTCTGAAAACTTTTACAACCCAAAAGAAGGAAAGCATTTAGGACAGTTTGTATCAAGTTATTATCTGAGTACCTTGCTAGAAAGTAAGGGTAATCATGCAAATGCTGGATTGTGTTTGCATGGGGGTATTGAATCTTGGTTTATTTCAAGTTCAGGAATGGAGATTGTTTATAAACATTTGGCAGAGTATACTAAAGGTAATTAATTCCCCCGTTGCCTATTCTATATAGGCGTTAGCCCCTCCCTAAAAAGAGGGGCATTTTTTTATCTCAACCTCAATAAAATTTTTATCTGCGTATCTCTTAGATGCTCTGATCTTTTGCACGAGTGTATCATCCTGAAAACAAATCCCGTTTAAGGCATCTAATAGGCTCTTTAAGAGGTTATCTAGGTCAGGCTTGGGTAGGAGTACCCCATTTAAACAATCGTTTCTTTTTGATTGGTTGTAACTTTTCGGTACTTGAAAATGGAAATTGGCATTGACTTGCACAGGCATGGTGAAGCAATCACCTTTTGATACGTGTTCTTGGGCGACAGTCTTTATGATCTTCTCATAATCTTTGGTACGTTTCGGAGTATATGAATGGCCCGAACGGGTGAAACGTGGGCGACCTTTCGGAATCGGCAGCGTCTCTATATAAAGGTGAATCAATGGTGTCTATTAATCCAGGTGCTTAAAGATTCTTTAGCTTCAACAGTTGTACCGTTGATCGCCTGGTCCAGAAGTGAAGCAACAAGTAAAGCGTTGCTGACACCCCGGATCCTGGCCAGGTTTTGTACCTGATCCTTAAGTTCTTTAGGCAGCCTGATAAATAGTGGTTCTAAATTTTCTGCATTTTGTTTCTTGTTCATGTTGAAATGATATCAAATATCTTTATACTTAAGATGTTATAAATTATTTATAAGGAGGATATTTATGACAGACATAAGAGATCTTAACCGAGACTATTGGATGGACGATGACGCAAGCAGCGATGATTCGCAAAGCCTGGCTGAGTTCTCCAGGCAACTACTACATCAGGAACATTGCGAGTTCTCATTGAAAGAAGCAATCAGTTCTCTATTACATTTGGGTTACTCCAAAGGTAGATGTTCAACATTATGTGAAACATTTATTAAGGAGTGGCGATGATAGATACCAGAGCAGAAGCACATGAGAAAGCAAGAACCTTTTGTAAGAGACTTAAGAACGACATACGTTTAGATCTTGTTGCTAAACCACAAACGGGTTCTGAGTTAGCTGAAAGGTTAGGTGTCGATGTCTTATCAATCAGACCAAGACTTACCGAGATGTATAAGGATAAAGAGATATACATTATCGGTACTAGAAAGAATAAAAAGGGTGGCAATGAACGTGTGTTCAGAATGACCAGCACTTTCTATGAAGATTGGTACGACAATGAAACCGTTTAACATTAGTGAGATCAGTAATCGTTGTCAGGTTGTTGATCATCTTGCATTTAATATGGATAAAATTTTTAAGGAGGAATCCATGACAGAAATATTAGGAACAAATAGTACGTGGCATTATATGGAACAGCGCACACCAGAATGGTATCTGATGCGCAAGGGTGTATTTACCGGGAGTAGCATTGGTAATTTTGTAAGACCAAACGGTAAGCCATACACCGAAGCGGCCAAAGAAAATTATTACAATACTGTCCTTGCAGGACTAAGGCAAAGTGAAAGTAGATTTTTAGAACAGGCCTTTGATTCCCAGGAAAGGATCTCTGCACCTATGAAACGTGGCACAGATTTAGAACCTGAAGCCTTACAAAAGTATATGCAAATGACAGATTATAATGTCGAAGCAGTAGGGTTTATTAAACACAATCAATATCCCCTAGGTTGTAGCCCAGATGGTGTCATTGAAAGTGAACACAAAGGTGTTGAGATCAAGGTGCCACTTAACTATAACCATACTAAGGTATGGAAAACTAAGCAGGTACCTGAAAAATACTACGGTCAACTGCAAATGTGTATGTGGCTAACAGGTTATAAGCAATGGGATTTCTTTAGCTATTGCGAGCCTGAAGATAATCAACCCTCAGTAATTATTACTGTTGCCTATGATGAAGCCTGGGTTAAAGGAATGTTAAATACAGTAATACCTATCTGCCATGAGTTAGCTATAGACTCAGCAGATATGGACGATCAATTAGTTTAGGAGGAAACATGACTGAAGAAAAAACAAGAGCGTTTAGAAAAGAACCTTTGGAAAAACAAGAAGCTGACCAAGGAGAATACATTGATCCTAAATTGGCACAAGCATTGTTAGAAGCACAAAAGCAAATCACTCATGCTGTAAAAAATGCAAAGAATCCACACTTTAAAAGTGCATATGCATCAATAGAATCTGTTATTGAAGCAGTCAAGGAACCCTTAAATGATAATGGTATTACTTTTTTGCAAGTGCCTTACCATGTTCCAGGGTACCAATGTGTTGAGACTGTGTTCATACTTGCAGAGAATGGTGCGGTATTTAGAGCAGGTAAAACTTCTGTTGCTTGTAAGGATCAGACTCCTCAATCTTATGGTAGTTCATTAACGTATGCCAGAAGATACTCCTTAGGTACATCATGCGTACTTAAGACTGAAGATGATGATGATGCAAACAAATCACAATTTGGCAATGCAACTAAACCACCCGTTAATAGAGGTAACTTATAAAGGAGGACTTATGTACGATGATGGTAATCCGTATTTAGCTAGAACATCTGCTAAACATTTAGATAAAGCGTATGAGTTTATCAAGCAGTACCAGGAGGAACATATCATTACTCCTACTCAATCTCATATCGCTGAAGTATTAGGACTGCATCAAAGTAATGTAACTATTATCTTGCGCAGTCTTGAGAAGGAAGGACGTATCGTTAGAGGTGGAGGTAACTATGCGATCAACATACGTTAAGGAAGAACATATCACTAAAGCTATTGTGATCATCAGTGATTATCAAAAAGAAAATTTAATCACACCTAATCGCAAAGTCTTAGCTGATGAATTAAATCTAACTGAAGGAACTGTCTCTCAAGTCTTAAAGATATTAGAGGAGAGAGGATTCATAGTAAGGGGTGGTGGCAGTTATGCCATCCGATAGATTAAATCATCTTGATTTATGTTCTGGGATTGGTGGCTTTGCCCTGGGTTTTGAATGGGCAGAGCTATCCAACCCCATCGCATTTTGTGATATTGATAAATGGTGCAGACAAATCCTGGCCCAACACTGGCCTGATGTACCTGTCTATGATGATGTAAAGGAGATCGCCAATGGACCAGAAAGATTTATTCAACAACCCATCGACATCCTCACCGCAGGATACCCATGCCAACCCTTCAGTCTTGCCGGGAAGCGTCAAGGCGAGGAGGATGACCGCCACATCTGGCCGTACATCTTTAGAATTGTTACACAACAAAGACCCACTTGGTGCGTTTTCGAAAACGTTTATGGTCACCTGTCCATGGGA